GTATTACGCACGACTATCATGGATATTTACGAGACACTACAGGTGTTGAATCAAAACGAACCAACCATATCTAGTGATAAGTATCATAAGATAGCTCAAAAATGCCCCTCAGAAGATTGCCGTGGATTCTTGTGCGACGACTGGGTATGTGGGATATGTAAAAACAAGTTCTGTGATAAGTGCCATGAACTTCTTGTACCCGGTCACGTGTGTAATAAGGACACCGTAAAAACGATGAAATTGTTGAAAAAGGACACGAAACCGTGTCCCAAATGCAATGTACCAATATCCAAAATAGAAGGCTGTGCTCAAATGTGGTGTACCCAGTGTCACGTGGCTTTTGATTGGAGAACTGGTGCGATCGAGACCGGTAGAATACATAATCCACATTATTTCGAATTCAAAAAACGCTCGAGAGAACATGGCGACATTCCGTGCGGTGGAAGACCCACACATTCAGAATTGCGACGATCTAGAGCCTCCATTACAATTCTAGAGATTTCTGTGAGTGTGGTACAACTCGAATACGATCTTTTATATAGACACGGGTATATGTATGAGGATAATAGATATTTACGTATGAAATATCTATTAAACGAACTCTCAGAAGACGGTTTAAAACGTGAACTTCAGAGACGAGATAAGAGTAACTGTAAAACACGCGACATTAGAGATATCTACCAGATGTATATAGATACAGTCGGTGATCTTTTGAGACAGTACACGATAGATCGATCAAAAGAATTGGACATAATAGCCGAAGTTCGTGAGCTACTTCTATACATGAATAATGTACTGGAAACCATACGAAAAAGATATGTTTGCAAGCTTCCATATAATTTAATATTGGATATAATTAAATGATAGTGTTCATTCTTGTAGCAGTAGCGCTACTATGCATTCTATTGAAACCTAACTACAAAGAACCAGTAGTTATACCCAAAGTATTCACACCCGAACAATGTGATAACATTATAAAGACAGCTGGATCAAAGCTGGAACCATCCGTCATGGATACTGATTATCATATAGATAAGAAGATACGAGATAGCAAAACCGCGTGGATAGATCCTAAAGAGAATAGCGTCGCCAAAAAGATGATTAAGAAATGTGTATCATTCACGGATAGAAAACCAGTTAACAGTGAACAGTTACAGGTTCTCAGGTACAAAGAGGGTGGATTTTACGCACCCCACCAAGACGCATTTTACGATGAAGAAAATCCCAGAACCGTCACCGCTATAATAGCACTGAATGATGACTACGAAGGCGGGGAAACAGAGTTTCCTAATTTAGGTAAAAAATTCAAACTCAGTAAAGGCGATGTACTTTTATTTAACAATTTCACAGATTGGGGCTACCAAACACGAAAGTCCTTGCACGGTGGTCTACCGGTGAAATCGGGTATTAAATGGATATGTAACCTTTGGATACATAGATACCCGTATGACTCCAATGATTGGACGGGTTCAAAAGCTTATCCAGGGAATGAAGGCGGTGGTTCGTGTTCCGTTTTTTAATTAATCTCTCGTATGTCCAATTTTGACCAGTATATAGTTATTAGAAGATGAATACCCAACGCAAATAAATAACCAACATCCCACCACAGGTCTAATACAGCGGCTATAGGTACGAGCCCAAAACAATAAAAAGCATGTAACACCACAAACGGCCGACTCTCGATCTTTTCCGAATGCACCGAATATAACGTAGCTGCCAGAAACGTTATATTTAGTATGTCTATCACCGACCTACGAGCCACCAACCCGTACATACCAAACCACAAAAACACCCATAAAACCACACGAGTAACCTCGTGATACATGATGTAAATTTGCATATGTGGGCGTTGTTGAGGTTGAGGTTCAATAACTGGAGGAGCTTCTATGTCTGGATTCACGCCTATAAAAATATTTCCATCAGGTGATTCTACGACGACATGTCGCTCATTTTCCATGTATACTTTTCGATTTATTTTTCTAAAAGCTTTAATGCTTCAATTTGAAACTTATCACACGGAGCATTCACGAACATCGGAACCCATTCAATCTCCTTAATTATAGCTTCATCTTGAGCGACCGTCTCGTACATTTTATCGTGAAATCTTTTATTTACGATAGGATTGTTCATCAGGGGTGTTTTTGGGTACATCATACACCACGACATCTTAGTATGAGTGTCGTCTATAGGAGATAGAGTGCTAAACGTGATAAATTCATATTTACCACCTAATTTGATACGCACGATAGATGTAGCCGGAGCCACAAATCTACTATGAACGGGTGCACCATCTTTGGGTTGCATGTGTTCAGTGAACGTAGACGAGGCTTTAGGTTGAACCACCGCGTAACAATCAACGTAATCGTCTATTGTTTCAATTTTAAGATTCTTGACTATTCCATTGTCTTCGTCGGCAAAGTTATGGACGTAATTTATATGCGAAATATCGGTCGCGTTTAAAATCCAGTCGTAAATATTACCCTCTAGGTCTTTAGACCCATAAACTTGAACCCAGCTAGGATCGGTCAGTTCTTTACAGTAACGTGTAGGAAGAGGTTGATTTTTCTTGGCGGTCCAAATAAAACCACCGTCTTCTACGACAGACTGAGAACCAATATTTCCATCCACGGGGATGGTAGGTGTGGAAGGTACTTTAACAAGTTTTCCATCTGCGTCGTATTCCCAACCATGGTACGGGCACTGAACATGATCACCTTTTATTTTACCCTTGCATAAGTTGGCACCTCTATGTGGACATTTTGCGTCTAGCATAGAAACTTTACCCGATTCACCGCGAAACAATACATGTTTTTTCCCACTGACACGAATACTCTCCATTTCGAGACCTTTTGAAATTCCTATACCATATAACATTTACCTATATTGTTAACTAATCTTTTAAATCGCCGTACCCATTGTCATAGAAGACGAATTAGAGTGGTATTGTTTTTTAGTTTCATGAAAATAACTTCGTCACATTCCCCACCCTTGATTACCATCTGAACTTCTCCACAAGTTGTACCATGGGTCTTGTATCTATCACAAGCTATAGATGTGCGTTCGGTGATATCCATATTTTGACTATACCCAATGAAAGTCTTATCGAGTTCACCGTGTTCGTCATGGGTTTCAACCGTCGCTTTCACGGAGTATGCACCGTAGTCCCATGATTCGACGGTGTCAGTGGGTGGGGGTGGTTCTGCTAAGAAGGATGCCCTATTTCTCTTAAATCGTCTATTTAACGCACCAGCCGGTGCCATTAAAAGAGCTGCTAACGCGTGCATTGTCATGAATGAGTCTAAATTTTTTAAGTGTACTTAAGTCGAAAAACATTTTAACTAAAAATAAGATGAACATTTTCTTTCTTTCGTTGATTCCGGAAGAGATTGCAGAACTTTCCTGTGATCAACATGTGGTCAAAATTCAGTTAGAAATTGCACAGATGCTATACACTGCGTGGTATTACGCGGGTCAGGAACAACATGTCCGAGACTATGCACCGTATACAAAAAGTGGTTCACAACGTGGGTACAAACCCGCGCACAAGAAGCATCCGATGACGATGTGGATTTCTTCGAGTCTTCGTAATTACATGTTCGCGTGTGAAATCGGGTTAGCCCTATCAAAAGAATACACGAAACGCTATGGCAAAATTCATACATGCGAAGGACATTTATTATGGCTCAAGAATAACGTACCACCCCATTTCGATGAACATAAAAGTGATACAGCGTATTATTCTATCCAAGGAATCCCCGAATGTATGCCAGTGGCGTACCAGTGTCCAAACGTAGTTGAAGCGTATCGTAAATATTACATCAACGATAAGGCTTCGTTTGCACGGTACAAAACGACCAAACCTACTTTTATGCAGGTGTAGAATGAAATAATTTGTAATCTAATATAAATGAGTAACTTACAGAAGAAGATACCTTTTATGGCGGGGGTGTTTGGACACCTTATTTTTCAAACTTTTGTTGCATACAGGGCCGCCGAAGCGACCTCCGGGAACGCCTACATGAAAGATATCGCTCGTTCCAATGCGTTATTGATAGGAATAGTGGGTCTCGCGTTGGTACTATTGTTGAGTCTCGTGCGTTTACCCATTCCTATTAAGGTTGCCATATTTTCCATTCTGGCATACATCTCTGGTATGGCGCTTCACAATGTACCTAATTTACAAGAAGCTTTACTCGAGGTCGTGGGTATATTTATCGGTATGTTAGTCGCCGGGATCTTCACAGTTCAGATGGGATACAAACTCGATATTCTCGGTCAGATATTATTCTTCTCACTCTTAACCATTTTGATCGCTCGCGTTATCAACACGTACGTGAGACGTACACGAGGGGGGGACGTCGACGCACCTGCCACCTCAGCCGCAGCAACTCGAGCTCGCATCGCACGGGGGGAACAGAATTCGCTCGTTCCCAGTAGAATTCTTACGATACTGTTTGCACTATTTGTGGTGTATGATACGAATAAGATATTGCAGAGGAATTATTCCGGCAATTTCGTAAACGCATCGTTGGATTACTTTTTAGATATATTTAATCTTATTCGTTCGGTTGGTGGAAATGAATAATCAGACTTGCCGGGAATCGAACCCGGAATGCTGGATTAGAAGTCCAGAGTGATATCCGTTTCACTACAAGCCCTGCCCTCGACGAGACTCGAACTCGCGACCTTCGGCTTACAAGGCCGACGCTCTACCAACTAAGCTACAAGGGCGAATGGTGTTTTTTTTGTACTACCGTGTTATATTTAGTTTGTGATACTAGCAATAATCTCTGGATATAACGCGTTATCCTTTACCTGCTCAACGAGTCGCTTACGATTTTCGATATGCAGCTTCTCAACATCTGCCTTGTTTTGACCGACATAAGGCACTGCGTATCCCTTATCGCATAGCCATTTATTGACATTGGTCCATACACCGTCCTCAGAAACCCAGACTTCGGCGAGTACACGCCCAAACTTACCCCTAGAATCCGCCTCCGGGCAGCGAAGCTCAATTTCAATGTCATCCTTCTCAGACTCAACTGCCTTTAGACACCATTCCTTGAGCTTCTTCTTGGAGATAAGACCAAAGACCTTTTCCACACTGTCGCGAGTACGAGACTCGGGTGTATCGATCCCTAGAAGACGGACACGCTGCTTCGTGCATACATCAAATCCGAGATCAATGCAAACGTCAATGGTATCTCCGTCAACGACCTTTTCCAGGGAAGAAACCTTGTATCGAAAGTTGCATTCGGGAGAATTGTACGCCATTATATTCGATACATGTCTCTAGTCTTTAACCCGAGATAAAAAATAGTGCTCGAGTATAGTATGTATATTCGAGCATATTCCTCAAACGATTCTTATAAATATAGACTAGACAAAACCAGGAAGAATGTACTAAATGAAATATACCGACAACAATC